CCATCGGTTTCAAATGCGGCCTTGAGATAACTGCGCGCAACTTTAATAAACTCGATATCGAAAACAATCTCGAAAACTATTCCATCAAACTCGCTCGAGCGCTTGATCGTTTTTGTGAGCTCGTTAATTCCGATCGGGTCATCGGGTTCAACAACCAACGGGCCAAGCTTATTATTTAAAAATTGAAACCTTAGCATTAGTAATAAAACTCATTTAAAAATTTGATCTTACTCTCGGCGCTTTTGAACATTGCCTCAGCTCCCGAGCGGGTGTAATTAATATGTACTTCTTTTTTATTTCGGATTGTATAATTCAATTGATCGAGTTTGCGCTCGAGGTTTCTCGATGCGAGGTCTTGCTCTGTTCCCCTGGTCGAATCGATTCGCCTCACAGCATTCCGCGCAAGCATGTTAATCGTTTCGGCATGCGGCAAAACTTTTGTTTTGGGAGGGAGATTTAAAAAACTTTCTTTATCGGGAGAGAGATACGTATTACCAGAGGGCTCGACGATGAGCTCGCGACCCTCCTCACCAACACGAGCGAGGCCTCCTTTGTGTCCCTTGGTACCGCGCGCGTATGAGGGAATAGGTTTTGAAAGAACTACTCCGAGTTGAATCGCTCCGAGCACACCAACGAGAGCAGCGAGAACGAACGAAACAGGAGGAGGATAGTTACCCAACGCCATACCTATACCTTTTGCAGTATTGATACCGATCGAAATCGCTGCGGTTGCTTTCTCAAAGATCGCGCGCTTTCTGTCTGCAGCAGCTTGCTCCTTACGTAATTTATCTTGCTCGATCGCTGCCTTATTTTTTAACTCTGCTTTGGCAGCTTCATTGGTACCAACGAGCTCGAGATCATTCTCGAGATTGGTTTGAATACGTTCCATCTCCTCAGCTCGTTTCTCATCCGCAGCAGCATTGAAATTATCGATGATCTCAAGAATACCCGCGACTCCCTCAGTTTGCAGCTCCTTTAATTTTTCTTGTACGAGCTGCTCACCCTCGATACGTTTTGCATTTTTATCGGATGAAATTTGCAGTTGTGTCGCTGCGATTTGCGCATCAACTGCGGTAGTATCTTGGCCGAGTTTCTGCCTCAGCTCTTTTTCCTCGGTCAATGTGTCGAGGAGGTTTTGAATCATGCGCGCATCGGACTCCTTTTGTATCCGCTCGCGTTCCTTGGTGTAATCTTTATAGGTGATTGTTTGCGCTGCGAGCTGCTCCTCGAGAGCTCCGAGCTCGGTATCTCGACCCGTGCCCTCCTTGGTTTGCATAACGTCCGCGAGTTTCTGCTGCCTCTCAAGGGTGAGCGCGATAATTTTATCGGTCGTTTCGTTGAATAAATCGGTAACCTCTTTATCGTGTTCCTTCTGGGTGATGAGCTGCGCACGTAAACCGATATCGAGTACATCGATTCTTTTATCCATTGAATCAGTCAAGGCATCAACGCGCTGCTCGAGGGTTGCTTTCTCGTTGTTTGCCATCTCATCATGTAGCGCGATTTCCTCCTCGATGGAATCAACTAAAAGTTTTCTTTGCTCTGCAGCTCCCGAGCGCCTCACCTCAAGTATATCGCTCTCAGCTTTTTTTCTTATCGCGGTCTGGGTATCAATGGCAGCTTGATCAAACTCGCTGGTAGGTTTTGATTTGGCGAGCGCGAGATCACGCTCTTTATTTATTTTTTCAATGCGTAATTTTTCNGCTTTAACNCTCGCAGCGATTCGCTCCTCGTAACTTTTTCCCTCGGTGTTTTTTATTGCCTCCTGTGTTTTGATNGCGTTATCGATTTGCTGCTGTTCGAGTTTGTTCCGCGCCTCGAATTGTGTCGCTTGAACTTTTTTAAGATCGTCCTGGATTTGTTCGATATCTTTTACCTGCGCGATTCTCAAAAGTTGCTGCTTATGATTTGCATCGCGCGCCATATCATATTGCTCCTGCAGTTGTTTCTCGAGGTCATCGTTCCAAGCAGCTCCCGCATCTTTTTGCGCTTGCAANGCTTTGGCNGANTGTANACTCGTNTTNTCAAACATCCTCTGCTTGGCGAGCTCGGTTTGAATAGTTGCTTTGCCTGAGGCCTCGAGTATCTCGATTTCCTTATCGTACTTATCGCCCATACTCTTTTTAGTTTTTTCGTTCGCTGCGAGTACGCGCTTTGCGTTATCCTCTACAGCGAAAGCGCTCAGGCCTAGCGAATCGGAAAAATCTTTTACTTTTTGTACAACGAAATCGAGACCTTTGCCCATTATCTCGAACAGCTTAACGAGCGGAATTAATTTATCTTTGAGTGCATTGAGCGCGAGCACCAGACCGATCGTGATGGCTGCGAGAAGTACATAAGGATTTTTTAAAAGCTGCAAACCCATTTGCACCATAGCTTTACCAAAACCTCCAACTCCCTCGGTCAACGATTTAAAGTTCATGCCTTTCATCGTCGCGGTCATGTTCTTAGCCTGCAGCGCTGCGCCTTTGAAATCTAATCCTTTAACCTTATCACCTAAAAGAGAAAACTGCGCGCCTAATTTTTGATAAGCAGTATCACCGCTTGCAACCTTGGCGGCATCATTAACATCGTTGAGTTTTGCCTGCAGCTCTCCCGCGCGCGCTGCTGCCTGTTTAAACTCCTCGGAGTCCTCGCCCAACGTGCGCGATATTGCTACCATCTCATCCTTGGCACCTTTTAACTCTCCTTTGAGTTTTGCCATCGAACCCGTATAAATCACGGTTTCTTTCCCAGCGTCTTTTAATTTCTTTTCCTGTTCTTGGATAGTCTTTAACAGGTCTTTACCTGCTTTGCTGGTGCGTTCCTCCTCTGTTCTTAGCTGCGCATAGGCAGCGCGATTGGTGTTAAGCGCTTGCGCCTCGGCAATATTTGCCTTTGTTGTTTTCGCTGCTGCTGCTGCGATATCACCTTGCACCTTTAATAATTTGGTTTGCTCTGCAGAGAGGTTTGAAATATCTTTTTGCAGTTGCTTGGTCGAGGCGCTTTGGTCAACGGACTCACTCGCCTCGCGCCCAGCTTTGGAAACTTTCATTAACCAATCATACTCGACCTGTAAATTTTCTGCCATTATAAGCGGTGCCTTGAGCGCGTCATCGGTTATTATATCACTTCTTTCCTGAGCCATGTTGTTTATTAATAATTTTTACGTACTCGTTGTATCGTGCAAGGGTGATATTTTCATCAACCGAAAAACCAAGATTAAAACTTAAAGTCGCGAGGCGCTCCTCAATTCCACCAGCAGCACCGTTGTACGCTTGCTGCCGTTCCATCAATGCCTGGTTAAAGTTTTGTATTTGGTTCCACTTCTGTTTAAGCTTTGAATTAATGTTATTCGATTTGTTCAAAGCTGCAGCGAATGTTTTTTCAAATTTGCTTTGGCAACTGATATCGATCGGATACCCTTGAGTTTTTAGCCAAGCAATTATATCGTGATCAATGGCGCGGGTTAAATAAAGTATGCACTCGCGAACGGTGTTAAACTTGAGCAGGAGGTCGCGATAACTTTTAAGGTGAGAGAGATAATTTAAATGATCGTGATTGCCGTTGTGATAATTATGCTGCTCAACTATTTTCTCGTATTGTTCTGCGCAATCCTCAGCAGAGGCCTCACCACTAATCAAAAGTTTTTTATAGTCCGATGTTTCTGCTATCTCAAGAAAAAGTTTGAGCGTGATATTATTATAACTGAAAAAGGTCGGAGTAATACGCTTGGATTTGTTCGCCGAGAATTTCCTCGGCAATAACCGGCTCATTTTCGTCTTGAATCCCAAAGATGTTTCCATACTTCTGTTTTAACTGAGGTGCTTTCGAATCGTGCGAGTCGTACATCACTGGGAACTTACCCGCAGATAAAAACATTTGATCGTGTAGTCGCCCAGTTAGTTTTAAATCAGTCACACCTCGAGAGTTCATTTGTGATTTCTTGGCTGCGTACTTTGGGTTCCTGTATCTCGGTAACTGATTACCGTCCGCATCTAAACCCTCAAGTAACTGAGACCGATTAACATCGAGTAGCTCCTCCTCGTGCTGCTTGATGATAATCAAAAGTGCTGCCTCCTGCGCTTTCGGTGTTGCTGCTTTCAACTTTTCGATCTGTCGCTTAATCGCGTTCTCTAAATCTGCCATTTAAAAAAAGATAGGAGCGCGCAACCCGCGCCCCTATTCAATTTAAGTTTAGGTAATCGTCACAGTTTTGGGCCCAGAGCTCTCGTAATTTTTTACCGATAAGTCTGCAGCAGCAACAAGGTCAACGGTACCGCTAACGAGACCAGTTCCATTGAGCTCGTACAATCCGTTACCAACGTATGTAATCGTCGTGATCGTTTGAGGTGCCCCAGCAGTTGTAAGAAGTTTAAAGTCCTCCTTTGCTAAACCCTCGAGCGGAGTCGAATCACATTCATTATTTACGTTTACTTGTACCTTGGTCGCGCTGTCTGGTGCTGGGCCATCCGCAAGCGTTACACTCGTTAACCGTTCGATCGTGTTTATAAAACTCGCAGGCACTAGCCTACCGTTTTTATTTAACTCGATCGGATTTGCGAGCACCACGTAAACGGGTGATTTTGTAGATACCGAGCCATCGGATATAACGAGGTTCTCAGGATTTACCAATGAGATAGTAAACCCGTAAAAATTTCCCTCGGAATCTTTGGTACCTAGCATTTGATCGTCGATATCAAGCACGAACGCGCGCCCACTTGTTGCGCGGTGTGAATACATCGCAGTATGTAAACAAAGGTCTTGCGTAAAGAAGAAACGAAAACGGTAACGACCGTTACGCACGAACATTGAACCGTAAGCATTCTCCTCGTATACTGCTGCCTCACTCGCGTTTTCAAAACCCGAGAACAGAGGCCAGAGGTAAATACGCTCGGCAGCACCCGCAGCGATCGCGGCCTCAACTGCAGCCTTAAAGGTTGCCTCGCTCGCCATCTGCGCAGCAGTAAATTTAAAATTCGCGGGAGTGGTGATCATACACCGAGGCATTTGCGGAATCCGCACACATACCGAGAGGCCAAAATTTTGTTTTTGTTCTAAGCAATCATTCATATTATAAGCATTCTTTAATGCGTTTATTAATTTTTAAATCTCTAATCTCGATCGCGTCTAACCGATCATTGAATATGTACCCCTCGTTTCCTTCGCTGTAAACTTTCCCCCAGAATGGGCGATCGAGTTTTGTGTGAGGAGGATACGTTTGATCTCCGGGCCAAGCAAAATGTCCAACCGTGCGCAGCGCTCGCAAAAATTGATGATACAACGGATAGAGTATCGGTTTAAAATTGTACTCGTAACGCTGCTTGCGCGTATAGGTCGCCTCAGTCAAATTAAATATTCCAACGATGAGGGTATACTTAAACATGCCATCACTCACCAGCTCGGGAACATCCATAAACATCGCGATGAGAGGATACTTTTGGTATTTAAAAACCTTATCCATATCCTTCTGCAGCAACAGGTTTGAAATCTCCAAGCGGTGACCAGCTTCACCGAACGGAATTAATTCGCGTATCGACTCATCGAAATAAGTTTCGATCTCGGTTTTACCGCGCATCGAATTAATTACTTGCTCGATATCATCAACTAGGCAATTCATATTCCGAAAGTGTTTTTAATCTGTGGAGTTAACCAAGGTTCAAAAGCGCAGCAGTAATTTCCATAAGCCAACGGTTCCGCTATCGCCTCTGAAAGAATCAGGTCTTGCATGGTATGTGCTTTTTTTACAAACTCATTCCACGCATCAACGAGGCGTCTCTTTGGTTCGATCACCGATGAGTTTTCTGCTTTGCCCTGGACAATTCCGATACCTGTGTTACTGTCGAATGTGTCGTGAGTCCATTGATGCCAAACATAAGGTGTAAGCATATCCTTTATGCCTAACCACTCCGTTGTATAACCCGGGTTTGGCGCGCTTGAGTCTGCAGGAACATCGTAAGTAAATTTCGGAGGGATTCGCTCGCGTCCAATTAACTCAGGATAGGTATTGCTAATTACGTCAACGTCTCCTCCTCTGCCATAAGGATACCCATAGGCAGAATTGAACAGCGTTCCGTTTTCAAGCTTTAACCATTGATTGCCCTCCTGTACGATATTCCAATCGGTACCCTCAACAGGTTCAACGCCTAGGTTATCCGTTAGCGCCTCCCAGATATCAACGCCAAACGAAACGATTTCACCAGTTAAATAACTGGTTGTGCTGTTCCATATTGGCGGCAGCGCTGCGCGACCCTCGATAAACTGATAATACAATTCGACTCCGAGCAACCTTTTTAAAATTATCCTGCTCCTCCTTCTCGATGTAATCNGGAAAAGTATTCGCGACCTGTTGNAGGTTGGGAATGTTATAAGGGATTAAATTAAAATCGCTGGGTGTACAAAACATGATCGGTTAAATCATTAAGGAGTTTCGAGGTCAGCCAATGCGGTTGTAATGTTTGTGACTTTCCGGAATGCTCCGAGGTCACCGTTACGGATTAAGAGCGCGAGGCGCTGCTCTGCGAGAATCGTAAAACAGTTTTTAATAAACTGATCATTGATCCAACCCATCTCGATAGTGAAATCCTCGAGATCGTAAATCGTTCCGTAACTGAAATCGCCGACTACCATTGTATTCGGTGTTACTTGGCCAGAGGCGACAATGCGCATACCAAGCACGTTAGATACGTTACCGAATGGAGGGAGGAGGTAATTACCTTGCGGACTCTTAGCAACTGCCAACCCTAAGGCATTAATAGGATTGATGAGCACGGTGTTCGGGTTGTACTTACTACCCATACCCGATTGAATATCCGCAGCAACAACGGCGATCAAGTCGAAAAGATTTGCACTTTCAACGCTGTCGGCATACGGTGTTGTAACAAATGCGGGTGCATAAGTATAAACACCTGTGATATTCGGAGCAACGCCATCGCCATCATAAAGAGAATCGTCGATTTTCAAGGAGAGATTTACCTCGAGTAATCGCTTTAACTCGGATTGAATAAAAGGGATATCAGTCCAAGCCTCCTTTGTAACGGGTATGCTATCCGCTATTTTTTGGATTAGTAACGATCGTTCAATCCATGAGATTGCACTCTCGGGTTTTTGCGCTCCCTCAGCAACCCAAGCAGCGCCGCGCGTTACGGCAGCTTGATCAAAATATCTGATCACTCCGTTACTGCCTGGAGAAACTTGCGCATGACGAAACAACGAGCTCATTACTGTATTCGGATAACCGAGATATCCAACGTCTGGTAATCTCATACCGAGCGTTGAGCCCGAGAGTAACGAACGTTGTACAAGCGTTTTGTTTACTGTGAGTTTAACATTCGGCGCGCCTTGAGAGATCGCGCGAATGGCATCCGCTTTCTCGATAACAAGATCATCAATCGATTTACCTTTTGACCCGTTACCGTTGGAGAGTTTTCTCATCTCCGTTCCTTGTGTATCGAGGATACCTTTTATTTCTGTTTGTCCCTCGACAATATTTTTTATTACGCCATCTTTAATCCCGAGACTCTCGAGATCGGTTTTACTTATCAAACCCGCTTTCGCTGCATCGATGGCCTCGCGCATCGCTTTCGAATTTTTCTCTGCGATGCCTTCCATTAGTTTTTTGATTTCGTCCTCATTCATAACGAACTAAATTTTAATAGTGTAGAAATTGATTAGATCGGAGGCAGCGAGAGGAGTGACCTTCATCGGCTCCTGCTGAGTGGCTTTCACCGGCTCAGTCTTTTCCTCCACATGTAGGGTAGGGGTTGCATAATTTGCGCCCATTAGCACCGCGCTACCCTCTATAATTTTTGCCTGAGTCACAGCCCAGAAGTAACCCATATTAAAAGCGTCTTCTTTATTAGCTACCTCAGGAAAGAATTTTTCCCAAGCTTTAAATTCTTCCTTGTACCTGTCATCATTCACCGCGAGAGTGAGCTCAACGTATTTCATACCTACGCTGTGTTGATCAACATAACCCTTGCGATAGTCGTCGAATAAAAATCTTGCGTTACTACCCATTGATTCACTATCGATGATCGAATCAAATATTAGTGCCTGAGTGTTACCCTCGAATGGCAACCCTAATTCTATCCAAGGAATTTGCTTTGTGAATGCGTGAACATTACGACTAATCACGTTCGCATGATCGCGCTCGTGTTTGTTGAGCAGGTATATTTTTCTGTTATCCTTTAGAGATTTATTCCATAGTTGATCGATATGCACATCGCCGTGAGAGTCGTACAGTTTGGTCGTGTTGATGATCGAGCGAACTTTTATTTTTGTTACTGATTTCGGAATATCCTCCGCTTTCAGAACCTCGGTTCTGTCATCATCAAGGATGTAACTAACGTTGCCACCATACGCATCGGCATTTTTATCTTTGCCTATGCGACTCATTAGCTCAAACTCTTTGTTGGCAACGATCTCAGCGATGGACTTTTTTTTCATGACCGTTATTTTTTTATAATTTTTTTACCGGCAACCGCTTTCTCGCGTCTCTCACGTTCTTTCTCGATGACCTTATCGACGTTCGGAGTCTTACTTTTTTCCTTTGGATTTGGTTTCATCTTTTTCTTTTTCATCGCCTTGAGTTTTTTGTTCTGCCTGTCTGCGTTGTTCTTCTTTCACCGAGAGGTTTCTCTCCTTGGTTGTTTCACCTACATGACCTTGAGGAAAGTCTCGCTCTCCTCTCTCAATCATCTCAGCTTTCACCGAGAGGTTTCGCTCGCGCTGCGAGGTTTTCGATTTGAGTTGTGACCCGATCGATTTTTTTCTTTCGGACTCCTCGGCGCTGTCTTCTTTCTTTTTTGCCATAGCTTTAATTTTGTTTTGGGTTATCAATTCCATACTTGATTAACTCCGCTTGATATTGCTCGATCGTAATCGCGCCATCGCTGAAAAGTTTTGATAGCGCCTCACTTCCGATCTTGAGCGCGGTAGCTTTTTGCATTATATCTTCTTGGAAAATCGGGAGGTGTGAGAAATCTGCGATTATTCTTTCGTCGCTGTCTGGGAGTAGGCGAGCCGTTAGCGCTTGAGCGCGCTCGTTTGCCTCGGGTATGATCGTGCGCAAGTACAAACCTTTTTCTGCTGCTGCTTGGTTCTCGTATGTTGCTCCAACCTTTGAGGCGAACATCTCAGGAGGTACACCGAACGCATCGAGTATCTTATCAAAATCTTTTTCGATCTCCTCGAATAATCCTAAACGGTCTGGGTTCGCGCCCATCTGTTGCCATTTAAGATTTGAATCGCTTATGATTATTTGATATTGACCGTCGAGGCCTCCGTAACCTTGCGAATATTGATCTTGCAAGCGTTCTTTCTCCTCGCTGTCAACTGGGAGGGGCGCACCCGTGCCATCTTTCCCAGCGTTCGAAAGTATACCCAGAGCACCGCGATGTTTTAAGATTACACCGCGCGACTCATACGCCATTTTTATATTATTGATTACTGCCTTGAGCGGTTTGATTTTTGATTCGCCCTGGAGGATTGTTTTATCATCGACGTTTGTAACGGTAACCCTATTGTCGTTGAGGTGTATTACTTGATTCGCCTCAATCTCCTGTGTGTAGTTGTCACCCTTGAGCAGGTAAACAATATTTGGGCGAGTCTCGTGGTAAAAGTATGGCGTCTTTTCCTTGTACTCTACCGTGAGCACGTTGGGCGAGATTGTAAAAAGCGCTTTTACGTTGGCAGGAATACCGATCGGGAACAGCGCATAAATAAACTCGTTGCCAAAAATCTCATGGAATAAAACGGTTTGTCGTATAAATTCTTTCTGCGCTTGAAACCAATTCGGATTTTTAAGAACGTTATTTAAATCACTATCGAGGTCGTTGCCATCCGCATCAACATGTTTATAAATTGCGTTTGCATGCGCGCGACCTTTGAGATTAATTACAGCGTTGAGCTCGGGTATTGTGTTGAACGCATCGAGATAATCGATTTCGTTCCAAGTGTTGGACGTACTAAAGAACCGATACCACCACCCGCGCCCAGCTCTACTAGGCCTAAACAGGTTAGTAAGGATTTTTCCGCCCCAAGTCATTTTACGTCATAAGAAAAAAACGGGAGAGTTTGTAACAATTGTGTACAAAGAAAACAATTGTTTAGATGATCGGAGCGATCTGAGCGGGAAATTTTGAGGTAACGCTTAACGGTAGCGTTGTATTTTTACAGGATAACACCAGTATATCGAGAGGATAACGCCAAGATATTTTACTAAATTTAGAATATGTTTTACCTGCAGGTTATCGAGGGAGGGGTTGCCATTCAGACCCGGGAATACTACTCAGCGAGTGAGTGCTGCGATAAATTATTGATCGCGTGGAAATATTACCAAGAAAAAAAGCACCCAGTAATTTTAAANATGTTCGACAACAGGAAATTTTTAATCAAGGCCTTTGACTCTGAGGAGGAAATTCCCGGGAGTGGTGAGGAGCTGGGCCCGGGTTACGCTTAATGACAAGTGCAAAAATGCCGAATGAAAGCGCCCCAGAGAAAATAGGAACCGATAGCGCAAGCACCAAAAATTAAAAACATTAACAGGTAAAGGATATTTTTTTTCATTATCTGAGATTACTTAGAGCAGCATATCGCGCAGCATCCCACAAGTGATTGAACCCATCGATGGGCTCATCGAGTTTTATTCCGTTTACTTGGCGATACTTATAATTGCTTTGTTCTTTCCTCCACTCAGGACAATCGACAATGTGTATTTTATATTTCTTGAGCAGCGCGTTACCGTAACGAATTGAACCCGCGAATTTTCTCACACCGAAAACTTTTAACCCAGCTCTGCGCGCGTCCGAGATGTACCCGGGTTCGCTTGAGTCAGCCCAGATATTAGCNCCCGCAGGAGTCGCGCCTTTTAACATCGNTATGTAATCCGTTGGTGAGATCGTTGGCGCGTGTGCTCTCATCTCGAGGTAAAGATTTTGCCCATTGATGCCGAGTTTNACAACGGTGCNNGGGNNNATTNGTTTGCCCGATATCNNNACCCCAGTAAATGAGCTCGATATCTTGAGGGAATTTATTTATCCAAGTAACATGCTGAAAGATCAAACCCTCGGGAGCAGAGCGCAGGCCGAGGCCGTAACAATTCCAAAGGTAATCGTCTGCGGTACCGTGATTGATATTGTAAAGTGTTGGCTCATATCTGAGAATCTCCTCGCGTTGACCTCGTGGTAAAAATGGGTTATTGAGTTGAGTCGAATGAAAAAATTTTGTGTCAGCCCTGGGGATGATATCATCATAAATCCAATGATCGGTAGAGCTGGGGTTGTAATCTAAAATAAACGCCTCGCTGCAGCGTTGGTTTAATTGCTTGAACGCATCGCGCGGTATGCCTTGACTCTCGCGCGCTGCCATCGCTTCATTACCCCAAATTATATCATGCCTCTCGCCATGCGCGCTCATTACATCGAGACCCGAGAAGTAAATTATATTTCCAAAAAGTTCGTAATGAATTGGAGGCGAAAGTGAATCGTTATCCTCCTGAAAAAGATCGTACATCATGAGGATTTTTTTAAAATCCTTGTACACCGATTTTTTTAAATCTGCGAGCGTATCGCGAAAAATTAAAATATCTTTTCCCTTGTAGTAATTTACTTGACAATACTGCAGCACGAAATTTATTATATCCCAAGTTTTACCAGACCCGGAACCTCCCTCGAGTACAAAACCCTGTTTGATTTGGAGCTCGCTCTTTTTGTAATCGAAATTATTGAGAAGGAATTTAAGATTGCTCGACCCTTGAATCGTTACCCTCCTCGGCGCTGCTGCTGTGTTCATGCCTCACGGTTTCAACTATCTCGATTTTCCCGATAATGTTCTCGTTAAATTTTCCCTTGAGGTTGTGCTCAAAGTTCTGTTTTACTTTTCCGTAAGCACGCTCAAATAAAACCTCGGCAGCTTTGGTATCTCCTCGCGCAGCTCGCGCGCGTAACGCTTTTAAAATTACCTCTGCTGCAGTCATCCCAGCTTTCTCCTCTCCGAGTACTTTGGCGAGCAGCTCGTCGAGCCCTGGTAATTTATGAGGCCTCCCTTTACGGTTTCCCGATTGACCTTTTTTGTAGGGAGTTAAATTTTCTGTTCTTCCGCGCCGTGCCACTGTTTTACCACTGTTTAAAGGCCTCAGGTTTCACCATTTTTTTAACGGGCATGAAATATCGCGCACGTTTGTTTTAATCGCCCCTATGCACCCGCATACGCTGCAGAACCCGTAAGAATAATGCGCGCAGTGTTGACAGATTTCGAGTCGTGTTTTCGCGATCGGTTCAATGGCACCAGTTGCCAAGTTGATCACACCCTCAAGGATTTGTTTTATTGGAATCATGCACCAAGGCCTGAGTAAAGATAACAAGCTTGGAGCACAGCTTGGAGCAGAAAACAAAAAAACCGCTTTGGGAGCGGTTTTATGGGTTTATCCGTAGTCTGTACGGGAATACANNTNAACAATTGTTTAGCCTAAAAAACGCAGAATCGCGGTTTTTTGTGTCTGGGTGATACTCTATATCACTCTATACTTGGAGCACAGCTTGGAGCAGATTATATTTGTTTACAAACTAAACGAACAGCAAATCGTATGAAAATCAGGTACTTTTTAAAACTTACGGGAGGAGAGCACAAGGTTTTNCTAGCTCTCTANGANAACGAACAAACCGCACTAATCTCNACGGGAGAGCGCTGCGCTCCCTCAGCTTGGGACAAAAAGCAGCGCGAGCCCAAAGATCAAGACAGCGATGTTTATCTCGCGATCGAGAAAGTAAAATCTCTGGTATTGAAAGCAAAAAAACGGCTCGAGGTAGAGGAGAAAACCGTTACACCGTTTACCCTCAAAGATGCCTATCTCAAATCTCAATCGGAGAAAACGAGCACCCAACACGAGCACGACAAAAAGAATAAAGTCGAGCTCGCGACCGTCTCGAGCAAGATCGAAAAATATTTTACTGAGGGTATGGATGATGACTATCAACCAAACACAAAAAAAAATATTAAATCATCGATCAGGATTTTTCAAGCATACCTCAAAAGTATCGGAAAGTCAAAAATCACCTGCGCAGAATTAAACGATGAGTTGTTCAATGATTACGCGCGATACTTAGGCAAAAGGTATCTCGATTCTACGCACGGCAAAAAAACTAAAGACCTGAAATTATTTCTAAAATACATCAAGTACGATAAGAGTCCGATCGAGGAGATCAAAACAAAAAACATCAAACCGAGCCAACGAAATAAAATCTGCTTGACAGAACGCGAGCTCACAGCGTTGGAAAATGTAGACGTATCCAAAAGCA